AAATTTCTTTTCCATGAATCTGGTCGAACATCGCATCCAGATTTCCATAGAAATAGAGTCGGTGGTGGTGCAGGAAGGAGGAAATAAAAAATGAGCTGCTATAAGCCGTTAATTCGGATATACAGCCCAGAAAACAGAGAAATCAGCGGGCAAGTGTATTCACTTGCCCGCTATTCTGAAAGAGTGGGCAAAAAATTAAAATATGAAGATTTGATGTATGAACCAAAAGTTATGTTAATACCTTGTGGGCAATGCATTGGGTGCAGAATACAGCAAAGAGAAGACTGGACAACAAGAATAGAGCTAGAGGCGAAACAATGGCCAAAAGAACAAGTCTGGTTTATCACACTAACTTACGATGATGACCACGTACCGGGAATAATTCTTAACACAGGCGAAATCATGAGAAAAGTACAATATGTATGGAAACCGGGAAAAAAAACACCGGAAAGTGTGCAAACACTACTATACACAGACGTACAAAAGTTCTTAAAAAGGCTCAGAAGAGCTTACAAATCAAGATTAAGATTCTTCTGTGCGGGAGAATACGGAGAACAAACAGCAAGGCCGCACTACCATATGATACTATACGGATGGGAACCAACAGACCTGAAACAGCTGTACAAAATCCATCACAACGGATACTATACAAGTGAATGGCTAGAAAAACTGTGGGGAAACGGTCAAATCCAAATTGCACAAGCAGTACCAGAAACATATAGATATGTTGCAGGATACGTAACAAAAAAGATGTACGAAATTGACGGCAAGAAAGCAAATGCTTACTATGAATTAGGACAGCAAAAGCCATTCGCGTGCATGTCACTTAAACCGGGGCTAGGAGATGTCTACTATCAAGAGCACAAAGAAGAAATCTGGAAACAAGGCTACATTCAATGTACGAACGGAAAACAGGCACAAATACCGCGGTATTATGAAAAGATGATGGAAAAAGAAAACCCGGAAAGACTGTGGAGAATCAAACAAAACAGACAAAAAAAGGCAATCGAGCAAAAAAGATTGCAGTTTGAAGGCAAAGACTACAAAACACAGTTAGAAACAAAGGAGCGTGTTACTAAAAAACAAACGAAAAAGCGTGGAATTCTATAATTAGTGTCACTTAGCCCAGTACCTATCAAGTAAGGTACTGGGCTTATTCGCGTGCACACGCGCACGCGTAGACGCGTGCACACGCGCACGCGTATTTATAATATTAACTTGTTGTAGCCGTAGTAGTAGAATACGTGGAAAAGTTAAAAACAGACAATTTTGAACGTTAGAACGTTAAAAAACGATAAAAACAAACGTTGAAAGATTTATTGAAAAAATGTTGAAAAGTTGAATTACTCTGTTATGCTAAAGTTTAACAATGTTAAAATGTTGAAAAGTCTGTTGAAACTGTTGAAAGAACGGCAAATAGAGCAGGGTGAGCGGTGACGGCAAAGCCTGACGGAGCGCGCCAATATTTGAAGATGTGCGCCTGAGGGCGGGAGTTTAACAGCGCTCCTATTCTAGGAAAAATTTTCTGAAAAAATCAGAAAAAAAGCTTGAAAAAATGCAAAAAATATGGTAGAATATAATCACAGAAAGGAAGGTGCTAAAAATGAAGCACAAATACGAACTGAGAGAATGGAAAGACGACGACACAATGACCACTGTATTGAAAATGACCGCTGAACCGAAAGACGCAAAGCGGAGAGCAAAAAGTTACGCGAACGAGCACATGGGAATCTACTCGCTTTACAAAGTCGAAGAAGTAGAAATATACTTCACTGAAAAAGAAGGTTGACAAAAATGATTAAATGCTATATCATGGACACAGACGCAAACGAAAATGTAGGAAAACACTTCAAAGTAAAGGAATTCGCATGCAAAGATGGTTCGCAGGTGGTTTTCATCGACAGCTATCTTGTATCAATTCTGGACGTCCTCAGAAACCAAGTCGGAAAACCGATATACATAAACAGTGGATACAGAACACCGACAAGGAATAAAGCAGTAGGCGGCGCAAAGTACTCATACCATATGCGGGGAATGGCCGCAGACATACGGGTTGATGGCATGACCGCAAAAGAAATCGCCAACAAACTGGAAAAAATCATCCCGTGTGGCTGTGGAATCATCGTATACAGTACATGGGTACACATCGACACGCGCACCAAAGCATACAGAAAGGGGGTGTAAGAAAATGGCATTAATCAGCATCAAAGACGTAAAGAAGGCAATCGAAATCATGATGCGAATTTTGGAAAAGCTGGACGAGATTTATCACGCCCTGCACGACCAGCCGAACGAAAAGGAGTAAGCAAAGATGATTGCAAAAACGTGGAACGTCAGAGACCAGACCGAAAAAGACCTAACCGAACTACTTGAAAAGAAATACAAAGAAATCGAGAACGATTACAAGCTCCTGCGAAAAATCAGCGAAATTGAGACCGCAAAAAAGATGGTAGATGAAATATGGCAATGCAAAAGCTTTGCCGACGCCATCGAGCTGGAACTTATCAGAAGGGGGTTCTATAATGGGACGACATCGTAAAGTAATGCGCAGCGCAAAAGACAAGAAAATGTTCAATGTGACCGCACGAAAAACGAAAAGTATTAACCTGAGTCAGAAACCAATGCGCGGCGGCATCCGACTGTAAGAGAAAAGGAGAAAAACAATGGAACACATCTATTATGGCGTTTGGGACAACGTAGCAAAATGTTACGCATGGATTGGTGAAAGCAAAAACGACCAGACGTTTGCACGCATGTGCAACGTAATGCAGAAGGACGAAAAAACCTTTATCGGCCAGACACCGCAGGACTACACCGGGCACAAGTTGGCAGTGTTCAACGATGAAAGCGGAGAATTCACCAACTGCAAAGAAAAAGTGTGGGAGGGCAAGCCGAATGAATAAAAGATACGAAGAAGGGCGAAAGCCCTTCTTTTCTGAATCAGGCGAAACGCAACGTAAACAATATGTTTGGGCAAAAAACAAAGAGGGCAAAGGATATCTGCAGGAAACAGAAAGCATTGACATCCAAGCAGAAATTGAAAGCTATGCAGACGAGTGCGAAATCAAAAACATTGTACGAAAAGCAAGTTTTGACCCGCAGTTTATGCAGAGCCTTTCACAGGGAGCATTGGACGGGACAGAGATGGATATTACCGAATGGCCACAGAACATCCATGAGTATCATCAAATGATTGCGACGATGCAAGCAAACGCAATCGCATTACAGGAGATGGAAAAAGAAACACCAAAGGAAGGAGAAGTGAAGAATGAATCGGAATAACGAAAGGCACTTTAACCAGATTCCACAGATGAAAGCAAGTCGAACAAGATTCAATCGAGACCAGACGATTTTAACAACGTTCGACGCGGGAAAACTCATCCCGTTTTACGTAGACGAAGTATTACCAGGCGACACATTCAGTGTGGATACAGCGGCGATTATCCGCATGACAACTCCAAAATACCCAGTAATGGACGACAGTTTTATCGACTTTTACTATTTCTTCTGTCCAGACCGCATTTTGTGGGACAACTTTAAGTACTTTATGGGCGAAGTAGAGGAAACGCCGTGGATGCCTACAAAAACGTATGCCGTGCCGCAAATCAAAATCAACGGAAGTAAAACGTTCCCAATGCCAAATGAAAAAACGATACTGGATTATATGGGAGTCCCCACAAAAGTAGAGAAGCCATTCAGTATCAACGCGCTACCTGTCAGAGCATACGTTAAAATCTGGAACGGCTTTTTCAGAGATGAAAACGTAGGAAACGCAGCGACAATCAAAACAGATGATGAAGATGTAAGATATTCAATGAGTGATACCCCAGGCAAAGAAGTAATGGCAATAACATTACTTGAAGCAGTGACAGGTGGTAGACCGCTGCCGGTAAACAAATTTCACGACTATTTTACAAGCTGCCTGCCGTATCCGCAGAGAGGACCAGAAGTAACACTGCCATTGACTGGAAATGCAAGAGTAGAATGGAGTTTTTCAACAGAAGAACTACAGAATTATGGAATCATGACCAGCAACGGTGGAACGCATCTAGTACCGGCAAGCGGAAATACGTTAGGAGCACCCACAATAAACGAAAATAACGGAAAACCAAGAGTATTACTTGGAAAAGACGCAGGCGGAGTATCTACATGGGTGCCAATGGAAGCAAGGCTAGACAATGCAACATCGGCAACAATCAACAAGCTTAGACAGGCTATCAGCGTACAGCAGTACTACGAAGCACTGGCAAGAGGTGGCTCAAGATACCGCGAACAGGTAAGAGCAATATGGGATGTAATCATTTCAGATAAAACGGTGCAAGTGCCTGAATATCTAGGCGGTGGACGATATCACGTGAACATTAACCAAATCGTGCAGACAAGTGGACAGCAGACAAGCAGCGACACACCTATTGGTGAAACCGGTGCAATGTCTGTAACACCTATCAATGAAAGTTCTTTCACAAAGAGTTTTGAAGAGCACGGATTTGTAATCGGTGTATGCTGTGTAAGACACAATAGGAGCTACCAACAGGGCCTTGAACGTTTTTGGAGCAGAAAGGATAGACTGGACTACTACGTGCCGCAGTTCGCAAATCTAGGCGAGCAGCCGGTAAAAAAGAAGGAAATCATGCTCACCGGCGAAGCAACCGATGAAGAAACGTTTGGCTATCAGGAAGCATGGGCAGACTATCGGATGAAGCCAAACCGTGTAAGTGGCTTAATGCGAAGCAACGCAACGGGAACGCTCGATTTCTGGCACTATGCAGACAACTATTCGAATGTGCCCACACTGTCGCAAGAGTGGATGGCAGAAGGAAAAGAGGAAATCGCAAGAACGCTAATTGTAGAGGACGAGCCGCAGTTCTTTGGAGCAATTCGCGTAGCAAACAAAACAACGCGCCGGATGCCGCTTTACAGCGTACCGGGGCTGTACAAGTTATAAGAAAGGAGGAAGCCGGGAGAAATCCCGGCTATTTTAAAAATGGCATTTTCACTTTTAGGAGCACTAGGAACGATTGGAAACGTTGCGGGAACAGTTGGAAAAGTAGCAAACGCAGTAGGAGCACTAGGAAATGCATTCGGCGCATGGGGTCAAGTAGGACAAAGCCAAAGCCAAGGCGGAAGCACACAGCAAGGCGGCGGAAGCAGTCAGAGCATGAGCAAATCCGGAACAAATGACGAACAAGTAATGCAATACCTGAAAGGCGCATACCAATATCAAAACGCAGAAGGGCAAAGGCAAAGTCAATTCAATCAAAGGTCAATGCTGGAACAGATGGGTTACAACACGTTAGGAGCGATCGCGCAAGGCATATACAACCACATCGAGAACAGCGCGGCGATGAACTTTAACTCTACAGAAGCAATGAAAAACAGGGAATGGCAAGAACACATGTCTAACACAGCCTATCAAAGAGCAGTTGCGGACATGAAAGAAGCTGGACTTAATCCTATATTGGCATTCCAGAACGGCGGCGCAAGCACACCGGGAGGTAGCGCAGGAACAATTTCAGGTGCAAGCATGGGTGCGCCATCGTCAAGTGCGCTAGGAGTAAGCAGAGCAAGTGGCTTTGTACCCAACTCGTACTCAAGTGAAAGTTGGTCACAAAGTGACTGGTACAACGCCGCACAAAGCTGGAATCAGATGCTTAGCAGCACAGGAATGACGCCGTTAGGATTGCAGGAAACACTATCCAACATCGGCAAAAACACAGGAAACGCAATCGATAAAGCAATCGGAGCAGGCAGAAAAGAAGGCGAAAGATTAAGAGGAAACATGAACAAAGCCATGGACAACGTAAGAAACGGACACGGAATTGACAACATCACAGGCAATAGAAATAGAGTCGGTGGTGGTGCAGGAAGGAGGAAATAAAAAATGAGCTGCTATAAGCCGTTAATTCGGATATACAGCCCAGAAAACAGAGAAATCAGCGGGCAAGTGTATTCACTTGCCCGCTATTCTGAAAGAGTGGGCAAAAAATTAAAATATGAAGATTTGATGTATGAACCAAAAGTTATGTTAATACCTTGTGGGCAATGCATTGGGTGCAGAATACAGCAAAGAGAAGACTGGACAACAAGAAT